CGAAAAATCAAAGGAACTGAGACAACTGGGACGGCAGGTAATTCGTGACCGCCCCGATTTGGCATGGCTCCGGGAATGCCGGGTCCGCATCGGTTATGTCATGTCTAGCAAGGACAAGAAGAAGGACGACAGGATCGTCTTCGCTGAATGCCACAAGGTAAAACCGCTGTGGCAGGCGTTCATACCGTATGATTTTGTGATCGTTTTTTATGAACCGAACACAATGATGATGGATGACGAACAGCGCGAGGTCCTGATGTACCACGAGCTTCTTCATATCGGCATGGAGGACAACGGTTATCTGAAACTCCGGCCGCATGACATTGAGGACTTCCGGGTGATCCTGGACCAGTACGGCATGGACTGGAATGCCGTGGAGGAGGGTGATATGAACAATGGCCCGTAATCCAAAGCAGGACGCAAATTTGAGACCGGCGAGAACCAAGAGCGAAGCAAGAGAAAGAGGCCGCAAGGGCGGAAAGGCTTCTGGACGCTCCAGGGCAGCTCTGAAGACCTTTAAAGAGGTGCTGATGGATGGATTAACCAAAGAGGAGCAGGAGGTCATGATGAAGGCCCTGAAGCGCAATGCGATGAGGGGAAACCTACCGAGCATGGAGTTCCTGCTGAAGATGATGGGACAGCATCCGGATCAGACGGCGAACGATGGGAAGAGTCCGGAGGACCGGACCCTCATCATGAAGATAGATGGAGCAGAGGACTATGCAGAGTAAAGGGGGTGGTAAATATGCCCACGGTGGATCTTGGCAAGCCAAATAAAAAGCAGGATCTTTTCCTCCGCGACAGACACAGACATGTGGCTTTCGGAGGAGCGCGGGGCGGCTGAGCGGGAAGAGCTGGGCCGTAAGAACGAAAGCATGCCTACTGGCAGCACAGTTCCCTGGCATACAGATGATGATTGTCAGAAAGACATACCCTGAACTCAAAGCCAATCATATCCGACCGTTGAAAAAGCTCCTTGGCATCGGGACAAAGGGATGCCTGGTCAAGTACAACGACTCCGAAAAACTAATGACTTTTCCAAACGGCAGCACAATCCTGTTCGCGTATTGCGACACGGAATCCGATACTGATCGCTATCAGGGAACCGAAATTCACGTCCTGTTTCTGGACGAGGCAACACAGCTATCGCAGAAACAAATCGAAGATTTGAATGCATGCGTCCGTTCTACGGATGAGGACATGCCGCTTCGAACCTATTACACCTGCAATCCGGGTGGCAAGGGGCATGCCTATATCAAGCGGCTGTTTGTAGACCGAATATTCGTTGGAAAAGAGAAGCCGGAACAATACAGCTTCATTCAGTCCCTTGTGTATGACAATGAAATCCTTTTGGACGCGCATCCGGAGTATCTTGATGCACTGGAGAACCTTCCTGAAGCAAAGAGAAAGGCATGGTTGATGGGAGATTGGAACAGTTTTGTGGGGCAGGCATTTCCTGAGTTCCGGCATGATCCAACACACTACCAGGATCGGCGTTGGACACATGTTATCGACAATCTGGATACCATCCCAGAAGACTGGAAGATATACCGTGGATTCGATTTCGGATATCGGAAGCCTTTTGCCGTTGTCTGGATAGGGATACAGCCAGCCTCCAACAGAATGTATCTATTTAAGGAGTGGTACGGCTGCACGGACACGCCAAATACGGGAATAGAACTGACGGCACAGGAAATTGCAGATGGCATCACGGTCCGGGAAAAAACCGATCCGAGACTGAAAGGAAGGAAGATATACGGTATTGCGGATAAAGCCATATGGATAAAGGACGGAGCCGGTGAATCCATAGCTGAGATGATGGAGCAGAGAAGGGTGTACTTTGAACCATCAGACAGTGCAAGACTTGCGGGGAAAATGCAGATGCATTATAGGCTTCGGTTCGATGAAATGGGACTGCCGATGTTCTATGTCTGCAAAGAATGCAAGGACTTCATCAGGACATTCCCGCTTCTTTTATATGATGAGAAGAAGACTGAGGATATTGATACAGAACTTGAAGATCACGAGTACGATGCGGTGCGTTATGTCGCAATGGCACACGTTCTGAATCCGGCACCGGTGATAATGGAAGACATGCCCAAGGATGATCCGCTCAACATGTGGTCACAGCCAAAATATAACAGAGGAGGAATTTATGGCTGATATTCCTATCAACATTCCTGCGGATGTCCCGCAGGGCATACCTATCAACGACAAACCAATCTCGCTGGCAGATGCGAGACCTATCATTCCTGTCGTGCCGACCGCACCGGTAATCGGTGATGCGCAGCTTAAAGCGGCACAGGACCGGCC